CATAGCAACTGCCAAAGCTGAAGCAGTGGTTATGCAGAAGAAAGCCACTGGTGAAATAGATTGGGATTTAAAAATGGCAGATGCCAGCGCATCCAGTTGGAAGGATGAGTGGCTTACGATTATTTTTTCTGTTCCTCTTGTACTTAGTTTCTGTGGTGATTGGGGTAGACAAGTTGTTTCAGATGGCTTTGAAGCCTTAACTACAATGCCTGAATGGTATCAATATACACTAGGCGTTATCGTTGCTGCTAGTTTCGGTGTCCGTAGTGCTACTAAGTTCTTCGGAAAGAAAGGCTAAGTCTTCTTCCGATTCAGCCAATACATCAAAGTCTTCTGTAGGCTCACTAAACTGACTTGGAAAGGCTTGCTCCATAAGTTGAAAAGACTTTTCAAATCCCATCACTTGTAGAGAATAAATAATATCATTCTCTAGTGTGTCAACATCTACAGATACATCTTCAGAATTATTACCTCTAACCTTGGCGAGAAGTTCCAGAGCCTTGAGAGCAGTATTTCCGTGACCTGAAACTCTAGCCGCTTCATACTGTTTCTCAAGTTCTGATATAACATCTACATCCGTAGTTATACCTTGCTCAAGTTCCTTGATTCGTTCTTGAACCCTTTCATCATGAGCAAGGCGATAACCTTGGTTATGTGCAGAGCCTTCACTGTATCCTGCCGCAATAGCCGCTTTCGTAGCATTACGATGTATTACATAACTCTGCGCAAATTTCTCTTGTTTCTCTTTAAGCGGCATCACTCAACAACTCTGAATAATGTTTCTCTTTACCACGCTTAGAAGATTTCCACACCTCTGCACATAGTGTATCCTCACCATGGAACATAACACCCATGTCCATTTCCATGTTATCAAACAGTTTCTCACAGTCCTGTGCCATAGCAAGTAACTCACCAGTTGTCCAGAAATGTACACCGTTTAGTTCAACTTGGAAATATTTATTCTTTCCTGGTTCTGTTTCGGTAGATTGTTTCTTCATTTCTTCTGTCATCTCGCCTTCGATAGAACAGTCAAACCCAAACAATTCAAAGTTACGGAAGCCTAGTGTATGAGCAATAGCAAGTGTACGCATTGCTGCACAAGTACCGCCAGTGATAAGCGTTGAACCTTCTTCGATGCCTGTTTCTTTATCAACGACAATCTTTTCTTTGATAGACATGTCACGCAACGCATCTGAGTAGGCTTGCCATCCTTTGATGTTTGCACCTTTTGAGAGTAGATGTTTAGTAACAGAGGGGTCTGTCATGGATGCAACAAGAAACAACGTGTTCTTATCTACAGTCTTAAACAAATCCTTACGAACAACTCCGTGTGTACTTGTACCATCAATAGGTCGAGGGTCAAGAATAACACAAGCGAATGGGTCAATGCCTTGTTCAAGCAACTTAGGATAACTGTGTTTAACACAGAATACTTTACCACCTGTTTCTGCAATACGTTCCTTCAACAAATAGAAGTCTGTGCTAGAACCACCAGATACAATAATTGCTGTTTCATTATTAACCTTGCTTGTCTTAATCCAATCAAAGTCTTTAATCAGTTTCTTGTTAGCCTTTACGTTGTCAATAATCTCTTGCTTTGGTCGAGAATCTTTAGGGGTGACAACAATAGGTACACGAGTAAACTCTGATGGTAGTTTTGGTAGACCTTCTTTATTGGCTACAAAACAAAGATGTGTAATGCCACCACCAAGAACAGGGTCAGAACTAGGAAGTACAACCTTTCCATATGCCTCAATCTCCTTCATGAGTTTGTTAACACCAAGGTTATCTTCATGTGGAAGATTTCCTGCAGGGTCTTTAGAAAAGAAATCATCGAACACAAGAATAGGTACATGTTTTAGATTTTCATAATCTGCTTTAACAGTTTCATAAGAATGTCCACCATCAATGTAAGCAAAGTCTGCTTTCTTTATAGCCTTGCAACGTGCTAATGTTTTCTTGCTGTCACCCTTGTGTAGTTTAAATGTAAACTTCTTACCTTTCTCTGCCATCTTAGCGGCAAATTCGTCAAGACGATTACGTACTGCATCAACAGTATTGTGTGGCTTGCTATTCATTTCATACTTGTCAAGTTCTTCTGTTGCTTCTTCAAACAAATCAAAGCCAAGGTAATGAACTTTATCATGTGATTGAAATGCAGCAAGAGCCATCTCAATAGCACGTCCACCATTCCATGTACCAGTCTCTACAATAGTCTTTGGCTTATAGAATTTAACAATGTCTGCCAATTGCTTGTAACGCTTTGGACCAGTGACATCAGGAGATACCTGCATATCATTTGCTTTTTGCTTTAGATTACCTTTAAAGTGGTCAAAGTATTCTGACAAAGGTGATTGTTTAAAAGCAGCAAGACCTTGTACACCTTCAGAAAGGTTATTGGTAACCATGCCATGTGCTTTGTAAATATTGAGAAGACGCTCAAAGATGAACCCATCGTGCCATTCACGATAAGCAACTACCTCCCCAATAGTGTAAGCACCTCTAAGGTCAGCAAGGAGACTGCAAGTATTATGCACCCCCAAATTAAAGCCCATGAAACTTGTTTCACTGTAGTCAACGTCTTTCCTTCCTAAATGTACAAGGTCTGCCTTATCTGGTAACCATCGTTTAACTTGCTTGACATCAAGACGTTTAGTGGTGACAGTATCGGCATCAAGCCATATCATCCAGTTGTCTTCGATGTCGTTATCCATCATTTCAAATGCTAGTTCAGTCATAGCATATACTTTGTGACACCATTTAATGGCATCTAAACGCCAGTTGTATGGCATCTTACCGCCCTCAGTACCATCATGTACCTTCATTCGTTCACGGTACTCCAGCATCTCTGAAACATCGTTTAGATTGCGATACTCAATAGCGTCTGACTTCGGTGCATCTTCCTTGTCAATATCAAAGTCATGATAGTAAGCAACTAACTTAAAATGTTTAGGGTTCCACTTATCTACCACACTTTGTAGCATGTTTTTAGCGTACTCATGGTAGCCTGATTCACTAAATGATGTTACAAAAGTATACATTAAATTACATCTCCAATCATCTTTTCAGAAATAAGTTGACTACGCATTGATTCCCATTCACCTGCATAGGCAATATCAGATTGACGTTTAGGTTCCCATTCTTTAAACCAAGGACCGCCAGTAGTAAAGTGAACATTCTTTGGATTTAAATGTTCAGGTGACCAATCATCCAACCAGTTCCACTCTTCGTCAATGTGTCCAATCTCATCGTCTTCAAGCCATGACAATCCATGTAGCCAAGAGCCTGTCTTTACGTTGGCATCGTCTACAGTAAGGCGAAGGTTAGCGGCATGAGAACAATTCCACAACATAAAACTAGACCAGTTCTTTCTGTTGTATGTTTGCTGTACCTGTCCATCCATCTTAGTTGTTTTGTTTGGTGTATAATTATGCTTCACACATTGAATAGCGAACTCAGGATTACGAGTATATCTATCGAACAGTTCACCAATATCTGTTCGTAGCATCATATCTGAATCCATAAACAAAGCCCAGCCATCATACTGGTTTAGTGCAGGAATAAGAAAGCGTGTAAAAGTAAATTGTGTACTGAATGGTCGCCCATCAGTTTCATCAACCATTACACGGTTGCCATCAATACTATCAATCCTAGCAGCCCTGCGATACAAGCCTGCTCTACGTAAACCTGATTGAACGAGAGGAATGATATTGTATTCTTTATTGTATTTAAGAATTGAGTACCGAAGAACCTCATAAGCATCTCTTTCCCTCTCGTCATAACCAATATAAATTGTATGTTGTTTAGGTAAAAACATTAAAAAAATTCCTATTCATTTGTAACGAGTGAATATTATATAACATATTAATCTGTAAGTCAAGCATTATTTTTTAAATAATTTAATGCTTGTTGAACTCTATCTATGTTATCGCCAAGAGTGCCTAAAGCAAGATTGCAAGGGGAACAAAGCCATCCCCTAAATTGTTCTTTGGTATGGCAATGGTCAAGTACAAGTCTTTCCTGTTCTTTACCGCAACACTCACAGTTCTTAGGCATAGGTGGTGCAGTCTTTCTTATTCTATTTACAATTTGATTATGTTTCTTTTGACATGATTTGCAGGAAGTGCTTCTACAATCTCTGTCTCCAGTGGCTCTTCGGTAAAGCCTAAAAGATTCTCTTGGTTTTTTTACATTACAATCTCTACATACTATACCGTCTTCACACTCAGGTTCTGGTATATAGAATAGTTCTAACTGAGACATCATTCAACAAAGTATTTATCAAGGATTTCTAATTGGTCTTCATACTTAGCCATCTCATCTAGTTCTTTTTCGATAGTATCCATGATGTCACTATGTTCGCCAACACCTACAGGATGACGAAGATAAACCTCTACATTCATGCGGTGTTTTTCAATATGTGAAATAGCGTGGCTACGTAATGTTTTAATTATCTGACTTTTCATTTTGTTTATCCTTTAACTTTTTCCATTCTTCATAGGATGGATGGTTTCGGGGTGGGTTGAATTGTATCCAACCATCACCCTGCTTCCATATTAATTTAGAGTTTATCTGTGTCTTCGTTGAACGTGCCATCAGGCAGTGCCTTCTCTAGGATAACCAAGTGGCTTGAATCAATCTCGCCGTGGATATTGATAACGCCTTCATGCCATGCGTTCTTTGTAAGTGTAAGGTCTGGGCTGTAGTTATACAACGAACTAAACGCTGATGCTGCAGCATTTACGTCCTTTGTATATGCGTCAAATTTAATCTTCATTTTTTTCTCCATCAGATATTTTATAATCGTCTTCTTCGTTTATTGCTTTCTCAAGAAGGGAAATAAGACCAAGCCCAGTAAGAAGTTCCCTTGTTTTTAAATCACATTCAAACGTGATAGTGGCGCTGCCATCTTCATGTTCAATGTAATCTTCTATATTAATTATGCCTGTCACTGTCAATCCTTTCTTTATTTTATCAACCCTATCGGTACTATTAATACCGATATAGTATTGATATTAAACTATTCAACCCTATCGGGATGAATATGCGCTGTAACGCATACCTAATATTTATGTGCTACAACGCATATCTAAAAGTTTGTTTCATAAAATGTACAATAACAGCGTTTATGTACAATATATGAACCATTAGGCTGCGTTCAAGTCAACCACCTCGCAAACTCCAGCCGTGCAAGCCAACTCACGTCCACCTGATGTTGTGTCTTCCTTCTCAAAGTCTTGCAACCTTGACCAATCAATTGACTTAGGCATTTTCTCTAACATAGCACCATACTCTTCAACTGTACAATCTTGATAAGGTGCTTGCTTGTATGTATGCTCACTGAAAGGAAGGAAACTAATACCACTAATTTCATCGAAGTGTTCGTAGACCCATGAACCAACTTCCATCCACTCTTCTTCTTTAACAGAGATGGTAACAGATGGTTTGTGTTCACACCAGTTTTGCTGATATACAAGCCACAACTCAAGCTGTTCAATTGCTGTCATATCTGTACGTGTTACCGCACCATGAGGTGACTTCATTGGAAAGCTAAAAACAGTTGTGCTGTCAGGCTTCATTACGTCTGGTTCATTCGGAATACCTTCTGAAATAAGGAACTGTGTAAGAGGGTCTTTGTTGTCACCACGAACAGTACGAATATAGTATGGGTTATGTCGAGCATGAATACCAGAAGCACTATCAACAAGCTGTGAAACAGTGCCACTAGGTTTGACACAAGTGATAGCGGCTGATTGTGCTATACCTAACTGTCCTGCTATAACCTTGTTAGTGTACACTGCAGTCTCTTTTAGGTCTTGTAACAAAGCACCGATATTCATACCATATTCAGGTGAGTTACCTGATGTAAGTTTGTTATCCATGATACCTGTTAGAGAGACACCCAACAATCTTTCCTCTTCTGTATTGTTCTTCCAAACCTTACGAAGATACTTAAAGTTTGTAAGAGTGGATTGGAATGTTCCAAGAATTGTAGCAAGCCTAACTTTTTCTGCAAGTGTTTTGTGTGTATCTGATGAACGCACAACAACCTCTGAAAGATTACAGAATTGATAAGGACGTAGGATAATTTCAGAACAAGGATTACAACCAAAGTCATGTTCAGATTCACGTCTACCATTCTTTGCTGCTTGCTTTTTAGAAGAAGCACGGTTGAAGATACCACGCTCACCTGACTTAGATTCGTACAGCGACAACCATTCACGCATGAATGTACCCATTTGTGGCTTCTCTTTGTAGGCAACGCTGTTGTTTGCAAGCGCACGTTGCCCTTCATTTTCCCACCATTGTCCTGACTTAGCATGTGCCATCTGGTCATCGTTAAGATTTGACAAACTAATGAGAGCAGAACGGCGTACACCACCTACAACCACAACCTCACCAATCTTACACATGATGTCGTGACATTCAATTGGATAGAGCCTGCGTCCTTTTGCTCCTTTGAATTTCTCAATACAGAAATCAAACAACTCAAGAAGAGGAGCAGGACCAGAAGCACGTCCACCAAATGTCTTCAGCCTTGCACCTGCAGGACGCACCTCGCTCACATCAAACTTAGGAATCTGTCCAGAATAAAGCATGAAGATAAGTTCCTTCAAAGACTTTGCCCAACCTGGACGGCTGTCACCAACTTTGATTACTGTATCTGTTTCATGAAACTCTTCGTTAACGACAGGTAGTTTCTCTACATGATGTCTTTCAACAGAGAAGCCAACACCTGTACCACACATAAGAATATACATAGTCTCGTCAAATGAGCGAGGATTATCAACAGGAAGATAGGAACAGTTATATCCACCAACATGACAACGGTCAAGCGCAGGACCACTTGTCATCAATGCTCTCATGCTTGGCATAATATCTTGGTTTAATACAGCCTCTTCAAGTTCTGCACGTAAGTCTTCAGGTAAAGCGTAAGAATGTTCCTGACCAAGGTGCTTCTCAATATAATCAAAGTATCTTGCGACAGTTTCTGACCATGTTTCGCGGCGCTGCTCATCCTCTTTCCAACGTGCATATCGTGATAGAGCAATAAAATTTTGGTAGTCTGTTGGTAAATAATTGTTCATGTCTTTCCTCTCTCCATTTTCAAAGTGACAAGCTCTAATGATAACACAATTAAAAACGGATTGCAATAATATTAATGGCCTAAAATAGCATTTATTCTTTTTCTTACGAAGTCAACCTCGCCAGACTTCAAAACCTTGTATGCAAACCTTCTCATATATGCAGGATTTATACCAGCATTATCACATACCTCATTAAAATCTTCAGCAGTCACACCAATGGAAGCAAAGAACCAAGCCTTGGCTCTGTCTCTTTCCATAACAGCGTGTTCAGGTTCGCCTTCATACTCAGGCTTAGTAGCATCAAGTAATGCTTGAAGTAAAACTGCAAGAAACAATGTTTTCTCTGGCCTAGAAACACTTGTAGTAATTTGTTCAGAGAAGATAATTCTATCATCTTCCATCATTGTTCCAACCAATCTTCAGGTATACCATCATTAAGTTTACAGTATTTAAATTTATACTTCTCACACCAATCTGCGTATGTCATTTTACCGCCCTTGTATAGTTTGCGGTATGGGTTATCAAACACAAATCGAATATCTTTATCGGGATGTTGGTCACGAAGGAATAGATGTTTCTTTCTATCTTCAAGCATAAACCTTCCCTTGACCTCAAGTATAATACCATTTGGTAGAATAAAATCTGGAAAGTATTTTTTACTCTCTGACCACTCGTAAGGAATCGGATAAGGCTCGTAAAGATATTCAATCTTTTTCTTTGAAAGGAGAACGGAGCAATTGTATTCTGAATTGCTACGAAAGGAATGAGCCTTACCCGATTTGCGTTGCCGCTTTGTTGCTTTTCTCATACGGCAATTTCTTCTACGTCAGGTGTCTTAGCAGTGACTGTCAAGTATCTAACACCGTTAGAATATTTGAAGGCACGAAGACCTTGCCCACCGTTTGCATCTGCCCAACAAGTTTCTTTATAAGGACAGAACACACAACCAATAACAAGTTTACGATTGCCTGACTTGCCATCTGCTTCGTCACCATAACAACGAGGCGGCGGTGTATCTTTAGTTGCTACTTCTTTTAATTCATTGATACGGTCTGAGGCATTTATCATATCAATGTCTTCTACTTTAAGCAACGCCAACTCTGCGGATGACTTGTCGATTGCGAAGAAGGCTGCCTCTTTGTCTTGACCTGCTTCAGCATAACCAGAGATTTGAGCAATATAACCAAAGGGGTCATCAAGAGACAGCGTTCCGTCTTTAAATTTCTTAAAAGCATAGGACGATGCTGACTTGACATCTACAAGTACCCCATCAATACGACAATCTTTATGTCCTTTAATTCCATTTACTTCAACCTCTTGTTGTTCTTCTGTTACTTCATGTCCAGAGACAGTAGCCAAAAGAATAAGCAATGATTCTAACATATCACCAAACAAAAACTTTAACTTTGTCTGTCCGTCAAGGTCACGCTTCTTTGTTTTCTTTAAGTCATACCAAATCTGTCTGGTAGGTTTTCCTATCTGTGACATACGAAGACTACTAGAAGATTCTCTTTGTCCTTCTTCTAGTGTCCTGCGAATAGAATGATACATATCAGATGCACATTTTTGTAAGGCATCTCTGTTCTGAACAGAACCAGTATTGATACCCTGCTCTAACGTCTTGTATATATCTTGAATAAGCGTATCAATATTTGCCATTACTTTTCCTTTACATTTATTAGTTTATTTAAATACCATTGTGCTTTCTTTAAATCTTCAACACCATTCTTGTAACGATAACGCCAAAGGTATTTCATAATGTTTCCTTGGAGATAATATTTAAATCCATCAATACCAAGTGCAGCCTCAATCGCATCAATACATTCAATGCCAGATTGGTTGTAATGTGGTGGGTGGTTAACCATGTTAGTTTGTTTATCATCCATCC